GGTAACTCTTGTCCGACTTGAACCTCGTACCAATAATTTTTCTGAAGGAATTCTAACTCTTCTTCATTCATCTCTACTTCGAAGTAATGTCTAACAAGTCCATCGTATTGAACTTCTCCGCATTCTTTGTTCATAACCTCAACAAGTATTTCGCTCCAAGAGACCATCGCTTCTTTAACACCGTAGAATTTCATAACTACCTCCTCATCACTAGAACTACATTATACTTGTTTTAGAAACGAAAGTCAACACTATTAATAGAACAAAATAGCATAACACTATAACCAAATAGTATAAGTGTAATTAGTCTTTAGGTAAATGTTTTGCGTGTATCTTACAGCCTATAAATGCGTTGTAGAACTCATCACTGAGAAGTACATCATACTGGAACTGTAGTTTCGCTTCGTAGTAGGAGCATTCGCCCTTGGTTCGGCACAACTTGAGCACTTCACGTTTGAAGTTATCAAAACCTTTCTCCTCAACGAGTAGTTTTACTTCAGCGCTTGAGCCATAGTACTTCATCCAATCAGATTGGACACGAGTCTTTACTTTACGTTTGCGAGTTTTTGTGACGGGGAGTGTTTTAGGTTTCCAGAAAAACTTTTTACCGATATATTTCTTACCAGTATCAAGTTCGGTTATCATATAAACAAAACCCTGATACGGTTCAAGGAACTCATTATCAGGGTTAAATTCTTTTTCTTCGTAAGTCCAGTTCATTAGCACACCAATTATTAATATTTGATAATATTTAGTGTGCTTTTAACTATTTACTAATCTTCTTCAGATTGAAATTCTGCTTCAGCATCAGAACCGCACATAGCACAGTGACGAGGAATTTCTTCTTCATACTTTACTACTACAACAGTCTCGATGTCACAGATCGGACATTCAATTGAATATTCTGTATTCATTATGCTACCTCTCGTTCCAACTCATCCCACCCATAGTCGCTGCCTTCCATACCAACAACAGAGTATTCAGTCACACGTTTCTCAAAGAAGTTGTCATGTGATGCTCCGTTCAGTACCCAATCNAACCAAGGTAGGGGATTGTCTTTTTGATTAAATAATGGTTTCAGTCCGATTTGAAGTAAACGACGGTCAGCAATGTGACGAATATAGTCTATAACTTCTTTCTTCGTGAGACCTTGTACATCGTTACCCGCAAATGCTAGGTCGATAAATTTAGTTTCTAACGCAACTGCGTTTTCTGCCATCTTATATATCTTGGACTTTAATTCGTCATTTACAATACGCGGGTGTTCTGCGCAGAATTCACGGAATAACTTCGCATTACCTTGTACGTGTAAAGTCTCGTCACGGATAGACCACTCGACGATTGTTGCCATACCTTTCATCTTTCCGAAACGTTGGAAGTTCAATAACATTACAAAAGATGCGAATACTGACATACCCTCATTGAATACTGACTGAGCAAGGGCAGTCGCGAGTCCTGAGTTGGTCTTACATTCCCCATCTTTCATGAAATTAATCTTGTCAGCCATCTCTTTGTATTCAAGAAACATATGGAAGTCTTCGTCTGGTAGACCAAGTGTATCATTCAATAGAGCATATGCGCGTTGGTGAATAGCCTCACGTGCCGCAAAAGATGATAACATATTTCGAACTTCGTTGTTTTTAAAACGAGGAATCAACAGTTCGTGGTAGTTCTCCCCTACCTGCACGTCTGACTGCGTGAATAATCGTAGCACATGTGTGATGAATGTCTTTTCTTCTTCAGACAGTTTGGTTTTCCAGTCTTGTACATCCTCGGATAGTTCTGCTTCGTCTTCAATCCAATGTACTTCTTCATGTTTCTTTGATAAGTCTACTGCCCAAGGATACATAAAAGGTTTATATGTTTGGGAGAATTTTAATAGTGACATACTATTCCTTAATAAGTTCTTTTAAATATGGTGCTAAAGTTTTAGCGATAATTTTGTTACCACCTACATTNGGNTGGCCACAGGGTGTTAAGTATTTATTAGTCTTTGTTTTTGAGCGCAATATATTCAAGTACTCAAATGGTGATGGTTTTGGTTCATCAAGTAACCATTGTCCACTACATATATCTAGCAAGGTGTTGTTCAGGGAGCGACTTTCTATCCAGTTATCATCCCCTTTAGAGTTTATCATAGTCCAATCTCGACTACCTACCACAATATCTACCATACCCAAAGCACCCTTTTTTAGTTGACGCGCTTTGATACATTCAATATTATCTAACTTATCAAGATATGGTTGATAATCATAACTGTTTATCATTCTATACGGAATATCATACATTTCGCATAGTTGTTTTATTCCGAGATATGCTAATTCGGTATGTACACGTAAAGTTGCTATGTCGTGTGGGTTAGAATTCTCAGTATTTCTATGATTTATTTTACCCCGTAGAGCATTATCACTATTAGGATTATTGACATATTGGTTTCTTATAGTGTCCCTTTCCCACTGACTGTATACTATAAGAAACATAAATNCGGATAAGTCTTCCTTGGTCTTACCTCGCACAAAGGATAATACCTCACTCGCTATTGCGAGATTGGAACGTCCCTCTTGCCCCTTATTTATAACCTCAATTCCCAATTCCTCGGACAAATAATAAGGAAAGTTTAATTCGGTGACATTCGGGGTAGGACTTGCTCGATACCCCGACACAAAACTATCACCAAAGACTACTAACCTTCGCAAGCCCGACATTCATCACTCTCCGAATTACCTTCCTCATATCCACCCTCAGACAGATTTTTCATTAGGTCTTCATACCCACCGATATATTTCCCACTTAGGTATATTTGAGGGACAGTCTTAACATCGCGACCTGTTACATCTGCCGCAGATTTCTCAATCGAGTCTAGGTCGATGTAGTCAAACGCAATACCACGCAGAGTTAACTCATCTCTAGCCATTTCACAGTATGGACAACCAGATTTACCGTAGACCAATGAACGACTATCATCCTGGAGCGCAACTCGTTCTACTTTATCAGATACAGTTTCAGCGCGAGAAGTTGCCTCTGTCCTCAAGTAATATAGACCTTTCAGACCAAGTTTCCAAGCACTGAAGTGTACTTTATTTACATAACTCTTAGCAGTACCAGAAGGAAAGAACAAGTTGACCGACTGACCTTGACAGATATACTTCTGACGGTCAGCAGCGTGCTGTACAACCCAATTCTGGTCTAATTCTTGAGCAGTTTTAAATACCGCCTTCTCACCTTCGTTCAAGAACGGTAAGTGTTGAACAGAACCTTTATTAGTGATAATAGAAGTCCATATGGAATCGTTATTAAAACCNTTTTCAGTTAATAACTGATTAAGATACTTGTTCTTAACCAAAAACGAACCAGCGCGAGTTCTGTGTGTATACGCATTNGCCTTCAGTGGTTCAATAGAAGGACTGGTTGATAGAATCACACCAGACGATGCGTTAGGCGCAATGGCAATCAAGTGCGCGTTCCTCATACCAGTACCTTCCATGTCTGGTGCCTCTCCACGTTCCTTACCTAAACGAAGTGATTCCGCAGTAGCCTGTTTTTGGATATTTTTGAATACTACATCGTTAATCTCTTTCGCCTTGTCAGATTCCCATGCGACTCCATGTTTTTGTAACAAAGAGTGGAATCCCATCGCACCTAAACCTAACGAACGTTCCTGTGATGCGGAAAAACGAGCACGTGAGATATGGTCAGGCGCATGTTCTATGAAGTAATCAATTACATTATCTAGCATATTAATAAGGTCTGCCACGATATTAGTATCTTTCCAGTCATCATAGTATTCTAAGTTGAGTGACGATAAACAACATACTGCGCTACGTTCGGCAGATGTTGGTAGGTGAATTTCGTTACATAGATTAGAACCGTGTATTTTTAGACCCTTTTGTTTCATCACTTTAGGAAGACCACGGTTAGCGGCATCAATAAAGTTTAAATAAGGTTCACCTGTGCGAAACCGGACTTCAAGTATTCTTTCCCATAACTTTCGTGCGTTGACAGTATCTTTTACATGTCCATTTTTGGGGTCACGTAAGTCAAAATCACTATTATTAATAACTGCTGCCATGAACTCATCAGTAATGTTAATCGCGTTATGAATATTCAACGCCTTACGCTGAACATCACCCGTAGGGATACGGATGTTTAAGAACTCGATAATGTCCGGATGATGTACATCTAAGTATGCCGCATATGACCCCTTACGCGTCTTACCTTGACGATAAGCAATCATGTCCGCGTCTACTGTATGTAGGAAAGGAATCGGGCCTGGAGCGATGTCTGAGACAGTGCGTACGTCTTTCCAGTGTCCACCGACACCACCACCCATCACAGATAACCAACGTAACTCCGAAGAATGTTCAATTAACCCCTCTAAAGTGTCTGGTACATACGTGAGGAAACAAGAGATAGGTAGACCCCTAGTCTTCTTACCTTCTTGGGGTGCGTTTGATAATACCGGAGACGCGAACATAAACCATTTCTTGCTCACATACTCATATAGTCTTTCAGAAAGACCCTCATCCATATTACCTCGGTATACTGACCATGCGTTCGCTGCGCGGGCATATGCGTCTTGTGGAGAAGTTTCACCCTCTATCATATAGAAGTCTTTCAGCATACCGACGGCATAGTCGGTCAAAAGGTCGTCTCGTCCTGTTTGTATTTCAATTCCCATTTTCAATCCAATATTTTTATTAATATATTAATTACTGTAATCATAAAAAACTTCTTCATCTTTGAAGTCGTAATCTTCGATAACCATTTGTTTACCAGTCTCATAGAATCTTTGAGCGCAACGAATAATGTATTCTTGTTTATCTTCGTCAGATAACATACCTTCCCACATCATGTGGTTATCAAAGGAACTGTCACGGTTTTTCACCAAGAATCTATTGGGCGAAAGTACCTCGGTAGACGTACCTTCTAATGCCACGTAAATAAGTTTATCTTCATTACGGTCTTTTATCATCACAGACAATTCATTATCTGTTACTTCAAGTCCGAACACTACAATAGAGTAATGCTCTAGTTCAATTATTTTCATAGGTATTCCCTAAGTTCACGAGTCATTATATAGTAGTTTGCCACCTATGGCAAGAACTATTTTATATTATCGGGAAGATATCTGCGTAGCACATTAACGGCGTCATCACGACGTTTTTTGCGGTCATGTTTTTTTCGCATAACTACTGTGCTGGAATCGTCTCCCGCACCTGCTACCGATGATGTGTTGTTGGCAATTTCTTCGTGGAAGGCTGCCATGAATTCTTTATACGTTTTCATTATGAGTCTCTTTTTAGTAATACCATTTTACCTACACCTGTCCAACCATCTAACGATTCATACTCGTGTATACTACTTAGGGAGTACGGAAACCTGCTGCTGGTAATGTAGTGGTTGATAAGTTTAGTTAGTTCAGGGAACCAGATATATTCATAGTCGTCTATGAGTATCCACTCAACTCCTGCTTGATTACATTTCTGTATATCTAANGCAGCAGGCCCTTTACGATGGTCACCATCTACGAAGACCATATCATACACCGACATGGCGTTTGTGTCAAGGTCTTTTGAATTTAATTTAGTAAAACTAAAACGTTCTGGAAACATATCAGATAGTTTACTTGCGCACACTTCTGTATGNGGGTATTGGCATATGTCTATTGAATGGTATGTAACATCGTCAATTAAAGATAACACACCGAAACTACTGTGNCCCGCATTAAACCCTATTTCTAGAACCNTTTTAGCATTGGTCTTTTTATATATGGTTTTTATGGTCTCAATGGTGCGTTCAGAAAGAATTAATCTTCCTTCGGACGCACCCATTTCCGATGTCAGTAGTCTATCGGATTGCTCTTCAAGAGTCATTTTTCTTTAATAACGCAACAGGATTATCTCCATCGCGAGAATCATAGTGAAAAATGTCAACTAAATGATATCCAAATTCTGGTTTGGTTAGAAAGTGTGTGGTCAATTCAACTATTTGTGGAAACCAATCTTCTGAATAATCATCAATTAATATATATTCAATTCCCGCGTCACTCGCAAGTCTCAAGTCAGATGTCAATCCACTAATACTGTGGTCGCCATCAATAAAGATGGTGTCATACTTTGTTACATTTTTCGCTGACATATTGCGAGAATTTGATATACGATAATCAAATCTTTCTTTAAATATCTCTTTAAGTTTATCAGCATTAATTTTAGTATACGCGTGCCGCCCTATATCGATAGAATGATATGTAACTTCAGGTAATATATTCAACGTCATAAATGCGCTGTGGCCAGCATTAAACCCTATCTCTAATATACGAGTAGGTTGTATTATATCATATATTTTGGTGAAAGTTTCGACGGTTCTGTCTGTAATAGACAAATGACCCTCAATATGTCCCACGATATCATTTACTAAGAAATCGGAGGTCATTTAATTAATTCCATAGATGTTGCTAAAACTCGTTGGTTGGTGCGTTGGTGAACACCCTCATACACAGACATACCTAATATAGTATGGACAGGAGCACCTGTAACTATACGAATCTTGTCGTTCTTACGAACTGGTTCGCAATGTTCTGTGATAGTTTCAACATTCATGCGATATATTCCAGGCGACATAGATCCATCTTCTAACACGTACCACTGAGACTGCTCAGCAAGAACATCTAAAATGTCTATACCAGTACTATTATGAATCTTGTCCAGATTCTTATCAGACAATTCACCATGTTCTTTAATAAGAGCAAGTGCTGCGCCATACCGCGCAACAGCAGATGAACCACCGGGCGCCTTCGCCATAATCTTCTTCAGATTAAACACTAGACGATGAAATGGTGTGTAATGCGTACGTGCTGCGTCGCGGTCATCCATCTTGTCCATACTGAAGTCTGGATTTTTATTACCGTCTTTATCAATAATACCAGCCTTAAAGGCNCCAGTATCCTCGAACTTCTGAACGAGCAATCGTAAAAACCTAATTGTGTATACCGTATCAGCGGCTTTCTTTAGGAGTCCCATCGTATTTCCCTTAACTTTTCTATAACGTATTTATCCATATCAATACCTGTAATCTCTTCATTTTTAATAATGCGGAGAAATATTAGAAATGGTTTTAGTATTTTCCATTGTTCTAATGGTATCTTCATGGCGAGTATTTCGACACCAGCGTCATGGCCAAAAACATTGAATATAACAATCAAGTGGTTTAATATCAAACGTTCGGCAAGGTCGTTCTGTTGGTAATATCTATTGACTAACCTCTTAACATATTTAAACCGTTTGAGGTCGTCCATGAATTCTTCCCCATCAATATTCTGAGGGTTATGNTAATTTTGTGCTGCGTAAATAAGTAAATTATTTTTTGTTAACTTCATAGTGCGGGTCATAAAATTCCGGTAGTGAGAAATCGACAGGTAATGTCGGTATCAATCTATTTAGAGATTCTAGAAGTGGCAGTTGCCAAGAGTAATCAATCATACCAAACAATTTACGTTCCAAATCTAAAGTTTTGGTTATACTAGGTCTATCACTCAAATATACATAGGAAAATGCCCAACGTTCATTACGCATACGCATATCTAAGATACCCTCATACGCAAGTGTCTTGAGTTTATAGAACTGGTATGTATCCTCACCTACTATTAATGTGTTGTCATAATGCATCAGTTCAGCTGCCTTGCGGGAAAGAAACGTAAGTCTATTAAAACCTTCATCTCTCTCACCATACTTGTTGAACAGTTTATTCAATTCTGCCCGAGCATGTCCCCAATCAGATGCTGTCTGATAATCCAAATCTGGTATTTGTGTCATATACATTGAGGTTAACTGTTCAGGGTCACCATAACTTTGGGCACTAGTCGTATAGTCGTGTGGGTACTGTGGTGCGAGTGCTTGAGGAACATACATTCCATTAGTCTTGACAGTTAAAGAGTCGTACTGGTCATCCCAGACACCTTTACGATACACTTCTAACGCTAGTTGATTATACAGTGCAATTACATCAGGTGGGTTAGGTAAATTGGCTGTGGTACGGTACATATTTTTACCGTAGGGGGTGATAAAATCATCTCCATCCACATGTACCATATATTCGTTATCAGATTCCAAGAATAATTTGAGAACGCTATTCTTTCCAGTAGCAGCGGTACCGTCTGATTTAGTTATATGGCATTCGATTGAAAGTTTTTGACACCACTCGTAAATTCGAGTTTCATACTCTTTGTCGAGTGTATTGATTACGACAACTACGTCAGTAGTTTTGAACGTATCAAATTGACGCGCAAGGGCCTGCTGACCCCCGCTGGTCAATATATAGAACTTGAACATAATGTAAACCCATATGGGAGAGATTACTTGTGAGTAATCCCTGCGTCTTGTAACTCTTGTACAAGAACTGATTTTTTCTTACGACGGTCTAACTTAATACCGTGGTGCGCACCTAGGTCATCAAGCTCTTGTTTAGTCATCTTCGCCAAAGGTCTATGAGAGGGTGCCTCGGTTAAAGATACTGGAGCAGAATCTTCCTTTTTAGCAAACAACTTACATATAAAATTAAACATCATCATCTTCCTCGATATAATCATCTTCAATTAAATCATCTTCATGGTTGAGTACAACTTCGGCAACATCATGTTTGTTACCAATACCATGAAGGGCGTCATGCCATTCAGCAACCTGTTTATGTGTAAATTTCTGAGACTTCATTAACTCACCAGATTTAGAGTCAACCCAACCTTTTACAGTAGGTTCAGCATTTTTACACCAATGTGGAGCTTTAATCATTTTACTATCCTCGTTGTTCGCGTATACGCATAATAATTATTTCTTTGGTCTCGCCAGTGAGACCATTTATTTCAATACCTAATTGGGCACACATCTTTATAAGATCCCCCTTAGTCATTGAATAGTATCTACTATCAGGAAACTTGGTTCGCTTACTAATAGTTGATTCTTTTATCTTAGTTGATGTTGAAGTCAACAAGGTAAGCATTATTACTTACCCTTAACCGGAGACTTGTCACCATTACTTAGATTATCACTACCTCGTCCACTAGATTGTTTAGTGGCACGTCCTGCTTTAGTTGCCATATCATGACCTTCTTCGTCATCTGCAACCAATTCTGGTTTCTTACCCATTTCAACATCGTGTTTCTTGGCGAACTCTTTAGACTTAGGAGATTCTTTGTCCATGATACCTTCTGGTTTAGAGGCACTATCAGGAACTTGTTTACTCTTTACTGCCTCTTCGATGTGAGACCACATCTCGATAAACGCTGCGCGAGTATCCACCGACTCAATCTTAGAAATCTCGGCAGTAGCGTCAGCAGTATGTGAGTTATGTTTGATGTCTTTAGTTAAAGTAGCCTTACCAGTTTTAGGTTTCTTCTTTGGTGCAGCAACTTCGTCTTCCTCTGGTTCTGGTTCTACTGCTTCTTTCTTAGCAGGTTTCTTACCACCGTCGATTGCGTCATCAGTTGCCGCACGTTTCTTGTGAAGGAACTCATCAGACGAATCAACATCACCATCGTTGTCGATGTCTTTGTCTTCGCGATCTTTAAATTCTTTATCGTTCTCTTTATCGTTGACAGGGTCGAGTTTCTTCTTTTCTTCGATTGTTTCTTCGGAGACCATTGACAAATATGCCTCCATAATTTTATTGATATTTGACATTGTTACTTATCTCCGATTATGCGTCAAAAAATGTTTTGACAATTATACCCGCAAAAATAGTGGCGGTTAGTGTTAATACGTACTGCATTACCTTTACGGTTTTGCCTTGGTCGTTTACAGTTTCTTCTAGGTCATCCATACGNGCAGAAAAACGATTCATACGCTCAGAATGCTGCTGAGAGTTTTTATCTATATTGATAAGTTTTTCTTCGGCTCGCGCCAAATCAATCATCGCATCCGACAATTTATCAATCTTAGTTTCTATTCGGGCGAGTCTCTGTTCGCCTGAGCTACTTTCATTCAGCATTGATGGGTTACCATTAATTTAGTTTATTATTGTACTATTTATAACAGATTAACTGTCTACCTTTGCGCCACCACGCCATTGGTAACAAGACCAGTATCTTGCTTTCCATTTAGGGCCNGGGTTTGCGCAGTTATGTCTTGCTCTGAATGATTTGCGTCTTGCTGGGTCATCACGTTTGATTGACATCTTAGGGTCACCAAAACGAACTACAACGACCGTACCAGATTCGTTCTTGACATAAACCTTAAACTTNTTGTTAGGGTTCTCTGAAGTACGGATAGGGTCNTTGAGTTTGACTTTCTTGCCCTGATACTCAGCAGACTCAGTGACCAAATCCTCATATAGGTCATTGCATTCACAATGTTCGTCTATCTTATTAAATTGGTCAAATGATTTCATCTTATTTTCCCATAACTTTNTGTACAAGACCAACAAGCTGTTTCAGACTAGAACCTTCCATCTTCTTCTGGTTTGCGTCATTTACTTTGTTATAAACCTGTAGGATGAAGTTAGCAGTAGTCATATCCACACCTTTCTCGTGTTGTTTATTCTTCACGATGCGACGTGCGATATCCATACCTGACTCTTTTGCTTCATCAAGTGTTTCTTCTTTAACATGAATACCCGACTTTTTCAGACGTTGTTTGGTTTCGATACTCTTCTTGGCATCTGCTTGGTCTTTCTTAGTCTTGTCATGTTTCTTCTTAATCATCGCACTCAATGATTCATCGAGTTCATCTTCTTCTTTTAGTTTCTTACCAGTGTAAGGGTCTAGTCCTTTCGCCTTTCTACCTTTCTTAACACGTTCTTCGGCATCTTTATTCAAGTTGCCGTCTTTATCAAAGAACTTTGCTAGGTGAGGTGGTAATTTACCTTCTCTTAATTCAAAAAAGTCTTTCATTGTCTTTCCTATGAAATGTAAAAGTTAAGTTCAAACGGACTCTTATCGGTGTCACGATTGTATACTTGAATATGTAATGCTTTCTTCTGAGGTTTACCGCCTTTGGTCAACTTCAATGTATGGCGTACTGTCTTACCACGTCCTGGCTTACCAGAACCGAATGAAATCTCTTTATCGATATCATCTTCGTCTACCTCAAAACCTTTCTTCTTCGCTTGAGCAAGTGCGTGACGTACCGCAAGACTATATGACTGCCAGTAAACGTCTTTCGCAGAGTCTTGACGAGCTTCTTCAATCTCAGCAGATTCACTTACGGCGCGCATTGAAAACTTAGCGTCCTTATTAAAAGGTTGTTTCATTAACTTGTTAACAATACCCTGCGCGTGGTTTTTGTCTTTAACCACAACTTCTTTACCGCTAATCTTTAAAGGTTTGCCGTTCTTCAGAAGAATAAGTTTCTTACCAGCATATGATGGCTTACCTTCATCTTCTAAACCTGCGTTACGTTCTTGGTCACGAAATTTTTTCTCTGCGGGAGATAAGTAGCGCGCTTCACCAAGTTCAATACTTTGGTTATCTTCTCTTATTTCTTGAAATGTTTTCATTTTAATTATTAATTCCTTTACATGACCTTATAACGTATTATATATTGAATATCGCTTATTGTCAAGTGTTATTATGCTAAATCTTTGTCGTGGTTAAGACCACCCTTTTTCTTCTTAACAATGAACGCATTGACTCGTGCGTGTCCCCATTGTTGAGGAGTGGTACCTGGCCGGTGACCAGTCTTCCATGCCGCAACTCCACGATTATAAACTTTCTTTAGAGTCTCGGGTGATATACCAGACTTCTTCGCCTTAGCAGCGATACCATCAGGCCCTTCTTCAAGTTCCAATGTATCATAGAGCGCATATCTTTTTTCTTCAAGTCCAAGTTGTTTCATGGTTTTTGGTTTCCAATTCCCTAACATATCATGAAGTGCTCTATGGTTCATACCCGCATATGACTTGGCGATCTGCTGCGCATAATAATGTGTACTATGCTTCATTTTACCTCGACCTTCCTTTTTCTTGCGATTCAGAAGTTTCTTTAAGACTACCAACGCATCTTGGTATTGAGACTTACTAAGGGTCATAGACTTTAATTTATCAAGGAACCCCTCATCAATATCTTCTGCGACACAATTAGGAACCATCTTGTCCCCTTTCTTTTTCATACCGACTTCTTTATAACCGTCCCAACAATCTTCATCATACATATCCTTAAATGATTTGGTATATTTAGATGGTTTAGTTTTTGCGGTCGCATCGCCAGGAGCTGGTTTATACGCAGATGAATCATCGTCTGCTTTCTTACCATGTTTTTTGAAGTGCGCGTCACGTTTTACTTTGGTAGACTTCTTTAGTCCTGCGTGATAACGTGAAGGTTGAGTTCCCTCACGGTCTTTGATATCTGGGTCTTGACTCTCATACTTGAGTTGTGGGTCAGGAGACTTGAATGCTTTCTTACGCATTATTGTTTTGTTAACAACTTCAAACTCGCCATTCTTCCAGTTGATGACTACAGGTAGATTCAGGTCAGACTGCATATCCTTGAGGATTGCCTCTGAGTTACCGTGTTTCTTAATCTTCTTACCCTTGTTATCTGCCATTTTCTGAAAAAGTTTTTCTAACTCTGAGATTTTAATATCAGGTCTATTACGTTTATCATTCATGCGGTCTTTGAAGTGACGGGTGAATTCGATGTCAACATCAAACTTATTAAGTAGTCGGTCAGCGAACTTTTCTAGGTCATTAATCTCTTTCTGAGATACTTCTTCATCTAAAGTACCTACTAACTCGACAGCATCTAACCACTTACGCAATTTCTTACCTTCATGAGTTTCGACTATAACATAGTTACTACCTAGAACAGCAACTGTTGCTAGTTCGTCACTATCTTTTACTATGACTTCGTCACCCACACCGAACAACTCACCGCTTACGAACTTTTCGCGGATAGGTGATACTGATTCTAGTGTCAGGTGATTACGGAATTCGGAGGTCTCTTTTAGTCCCATACCTTTACGTACATCGTTGTATAAACGACGAGCATCCGCATTGGTCATTGACTTAGGTACACCTTGAGAGAAAGACACAAAATCATTATTTACGGCATTCTGTCTTTGTTTTGACGCTGACATTCCTTCAACACCTTCAGCATCAGGGTCTCTCTTACCGGCAGATACTANATTAATGTTTTTGAAGTTGTAGAAACCATGTCTGGCCTGTTGTCCATTATATTTATTGNACAATACNTCGAATTCTCTTATGCGGTCATCACCTACCACCATAGTTACTGAACGGTAACCTTGGTCATATAATGATACCAGCGCATCTATGGCAGTTTTTACTTTCTTGTCTACCATAACTTGACGTGCGTGTTTTGGAAACATCTTACGCACGTGTTTAATTTTGTCTGAATAAGACAATGGATTTTTCTTAGCATCGTTTGTTTGTGATACGAATACTTTATAGTCTGCTTTACCAGACTTTTGAGAAAGGACATCCATTACTTTACCGTGACCGATAGTCGGAGGATTCATCCGACCGAACGTGAAAAATACTTCACGCTCTTCTTCAATCAGGTATTGGGAAAAATTCTTAATTGGCATCTTTTTTCGCACCGCCCCCACGTTTCTTTTCTAACTCTGCTTTACGCACTTGGGGTAAAGACTTCTTAGCGATACGCGCAATACGATTCTGTATAGCAGGTCTCTCTAATCTCTTTTCTATATCCTTTTTACGAGCATTAGATAACTCGGATTTAGGGATATCCTTAGTTAGTTTTTTTATGATTTGATTGCGTGCTTGTTTACGTGCGCGGATTTTTAGTTTGTCCATACTCGCAACTTTACGCGATGCTCGTTTACGACCCATTGCGATACGTGACTTCATACGTTTCATACGTTGAGAAAGTTTACGTCGCTGGGTAATGTCAAGTGCCTCATCTTGAGTCTCGACAGATTCTTTTTTTCTTTTTTGAGCGTTATATGCCAACTGTTCATCACCACCATTGGCGTAATCAACATTAACAAATTGCTTAAATGACATAGGTGCCATTTGATTTTCCTCTATTTGGTTCAACCCATTTTTATCTACGGTTGGATTCCCAACCCTTTAATATATCTGGCGAAAAGTTGTTGTATGAAAATTCCATACGGTCAACGAGTTTCACCGCATCACCACCAAGTTTATCAATTGCGACATATCCTTCCTCACCAGTAACTTTATAGCCATTAGGAGTTTTCACAAATGTGTCGATTGATTTAAGTTTATCAAGACTATTTATAAGTTTTAATTTCGCCAGTACAATAACTTTCTGCAGTTCAAACATTTTAANAAGAGAATCGCGNTTATCTTGAGAAAAGAATACCAATAAATCATCCCGTTTTAATCGTTGTGCGGACTTACCCTTTTCAGTTTTTCGTTTATCAATCTCTTTCTGAAACTTTTCTTCAATAAAAGAAATAAGTTTGTCCACATGTGATTTAGTATCGGTAATAACCTCACCTTTACGTACATAAGTGTTATTAAACTGTTCAATCATCTGAGCCAATTTGGGATTACTCTCTAATGACCGGAGCGTATTACCAGATATCTGATTGAACAGTTTACCTGCCTGGGTCAACAGTGTGTTTACCGCAGTAGTTTCACGCACAGTCATTGTGGCATTAGTCAAGTTTCTGAGCATTGCGTCTTGAGACCAGACATTCTTACTACTATTTATAGTCTTCATATCAACGCCATATGACGCCTTCATGGTTTCAAAAGTACTACCAGTATATGTGGTATGCCACACGATACCAATCTTAGCAGCGCGTATTTCTTTGGATTGGTCTACTGGTACGGCATATGCGATAGTATTTGGTTGAAAGACTACATAGTCCTGTCCATCTATTTTCTTAGTTTTAAGATCGCCACGACCAAAAAGAAAGTCACCTTGAATAACACCTTTAATACCAAGAGCTGGCAAATATTTAAGAGCGTCTTTAAGTTTTTCCGCCAAGTCACCGCTCGTATCTTCTTCAACATCTTCATTCGTTTTGTACACCTTTGGATTCTTATTAAAAATCCCTTTCTTCGCAACAAAGAACTTTCCATCCGATGGATCAGTTCCACAAAAAATGGCAGGCGCACCGTCCCACTTCACAGATACTTTACCTTTGGCTTTACCCGCCAACATATCTCGCAATGAACGTAATGCGAATATCGCCTGACGAGTACCGTCAACACCACCGTAGATAACTTTATCTTCGATATGTGTCATATGGGTGTTCTTCTGTTCAGTTATGAACGTTGAAAAGTCTATCATTATTATTCCTAAAGTAATTTCTTTCCGGTGGCGGGTTTACTCTTATAGTCGCACATAATGTGAGATGGGTAGAGTCCACCTTGTTTATTCCGTATATTTATTTTAAAATCGAAGTATTGATTACCAAACACTATATCGATACGTTTACCGTTACCATTCTTACCACCGTACTGTATCTCGACATCTCCGGTAATAGTAGCATACTTCGGATTATTTGCTGCTGACATTTCCCAAAAGTACACCTTGCCGCCTTCCATTCCATGTACCATCCAATATTGGGAACCTATACAGGTCTGTAAAAACTTCTTTAACTTTTCACCGTTTAGTTTTGCCTTTACTGTTGGAAATTTTCGTCTTCCNTAANTATTAAACACATCACAGAATATAGCAGATTCCATACCTAAAGTCTCTAATATGGCCTTACCCATATCAGTTGTTATCTCACCCTGTCGTATCTGTGATTGCGGAAATATTAAACTAATTCCGGCATTCATAAATGTCAAAGTGCTTGAGAACTTCAATGAAAGGTAACTATAACTACCATCAGCATGTTTTAGAGTAATATCCGTTAACTTTGCGCCATGGTCTTTATGGTTAAGTGGGGCAATATGTAACTGAGAACCCGCCATTTTAATAGGACGACTTTGGTTCTGAGCACCCTCTGGAATAACTCCGACCACCGGAGATTTATTTTTCTTGGCACAGGCATTAAGTATATATTGGACTTCTTTTGAATACGTCTTGTTACTTACAACACCAGCTAACTGTTCGTCCAATACTGCGACGAAGTCATGTTCGAATTTGATACCTTTGTTTACTCTGGTACCACCTGCAGGTTGACCACCAAACTCCTCAGTCTTTTCCAGTTTATTCAGTAAAAGTTCTTTTCTTGTTGTAGAGCCCTGAAGTGTACCACCAATAGAAACCTTTCTTTTAGAAACTGGTAGTAGTTTAAGAGAGAGAATCTTACCCGCAATATCTACGGGGTCACCTACCATAAACTTTTTACCATTTATGATGACACAATCNGCAAGAAAAATACCCTCATCAGTGACGAAAGTATTAGATTTTCCATCCATTTGGAAAACTTTCTGAACAAGAACTTCAGAACGATATTCTTTGTTTTCTCTTGTTATTTCGTTGTACGATAGATTTGCCATTTAAGTTCCTTCTGCTCTACCGGTAAAGTAGAGTACATTAGTTACTATTTATATGTCTAGATAATTTGTAGGGTTTTCTTCATTATATTGAGCAATACAGTCAATTAGAGGACGAACCCAATTATCACGGTGTTCGACAAAGACTTGTGGTTCATGGTTATCTACGGAGATAATAGTGACCAGTTGAGTGATAGGCATACCCGTACGTTCTTCCCACATAATTGCGTATGCGGACTCTTGCATGAAGTAGTTTTTAATCCAATCAAGACGTTTAGGTTTCATAGAGGTTTTGTAATCGATGATGGATAACTTACCGTCGAAGACGCCAACGCAATCCACACGACCTGCTACACCTAGGTGGGTAGAGTATAGGGGAGCTTCTTGAGCATGGACAAGAGTCAGTCGCTCGTCAAGAATAGGTTTGATTCTCAGAAAAGAATCGATTAAATCAGGAGTACGTCTAGTCAACTTCTGCTCACCAGTATCGATGTCAATTGCCATGTACTTATCCCAATTAGGGTCATTGTTCACATACTGTTCACATATCTCGTGAACCGCAGTACCACGCGTAGATGCGCGATATGAGACACGATTAGCCTCTTTCTCACCAACACGTTTTCTCCACTTAGCAATAGAGTCACGGGATAGAATAGAGAGTACAGTAGTGATAGATGGGAGGTTTACACCTTCGGGGGTTTCGTATTGACGACCAAACTCTGTGGTTACAGCGGTCATCTCTTTTAGTTCTATAGGGGAATGTTTAAACATAATATATCCAAGTCAATTTGTACAGCTATTATAACAGACTTGTGGGGTATTGTCAAGGGCTTATTTTGAAAATAAAGTCCCCGACGGGCATAGAACTGGGGATGTACTTTTATGTGTTAGACCAATTAAACCGTCGCGGCATTATTATTTTTATGCGCATGGTTGAGAGACTCAACGGTTAGACATGTCGTCTTAACAGTACTGTTCTATACCCGTTAGGGATATTATACCCGTAAGGGATGTTTGGCGGAGCGGACGGGACTCGAACCCGCGACCCCCGGCGTGACAGGCCGGTATTCTAACCAACTGAACTACCGCTCCAAATTACTATACTATATATACGTCCGGTAACTTAACAGCCAGGATTATTTTCTACGCACTGTCCACTAGGTAGAGCATCCGGCACATATCTCTGTAAATTATCATCGTATAGAGATTTCTCAATAAATGTTACCAATTGAGTAACTTCATCGGGAGTCAAGTTTAGAGGTCTAAATCTATAATCCAGTCTATCTAAAGGCATATCCGCTTGAGCGACACCTGCGTTCTTATACTCCACAACTTCCCGCACACTCGTAAACGATGAGCCATGACCCATAAACTTAGAATCTGTCAGATTGTATAGTGGTGGAATTTTGAATTGATAGGCGTCAAACTCGTCTTGAGTAAACCCACCGCGACCTTTACGAACCGCATCGTTAATGGCATCTGCGTTTGTTATATTATCATTCACATCTAAGTCACTGAAACCGACCGCCATGAACATCTGTTCCTTAGTAGCATATTGCGGTGAACTAAGAGCAGGCCCTGAGTGACAACTGGAACATCCACCTTTATCACCAAAAAACACTTGAGCACCCTTTAGTTCAGTCTCAGATAACGCGTCCTCATCACCACGTAACCATTTCTGGAATGGTGCTTCATTGGACAAGATAGTACGTTCAAACGCGGCAATAGATTGTGCGGCAGTGGTAAGTAAGTCATCACCACCTATTTCCATAACAAGTTCTTGATATTCAGGTAATGTGTCAAGTGGGGAACCCTCACCAACATTCAGACGGTGTACACCCAGACCAGCGATTGCTTGTACTTCTAGTCCAGACCACTGTCGGGCATTATTCTCTTTAGGGGTACCTTCAGTGGATAGTACGGACTCATCAATACCTACATTGACAATACCATCAACCGCATTACCAAACTGACCGTTCCATAACAT